CGCAAAATGAGCGGAGCGTTAAAGATTTGTTCCGCAGAAATCCGATAGAAAATATATTAGATATGTGCTCACAGGCCGAACAATTGCAGTTGTTGCCACATAAGAAACGGCAATTGCGAGAAACGGCGTGGAATGACCTTTTAGATTGTGGCGGATACTCAAAAGATTGCTGGGGTCGCAGAGTCTGGTGGAAGATGAAACCTGACGAAGTCGCTAAAAATGGGAAATATGGAAGAATTATAGTTGATTATGGAGTTTCCTGCTCATTGCAGACTGTCATGCCTGCAGAATGGGCTAAGAAATGGCTCAGTCAGCGTATAGAGACTGAGCGCTTCATATATCAGTTTGTCCCCTACCCCAGGACTAGCGAACTCACTAAATTGTTGTTGGAGTTGTATTACACTGACAAAAGAGTCATGATGATTGTGTTTTCTGATGATTCTTGTTTGAAAATCAATGTGAATGGAAGAGTGTACATGTGCAATATGGACATATCCAGTTGTGATTGTTCACATACAGATAGTTTATTTGAACTATGTCACAAAAGTTTGCAGGTGCCGCGCAAGTTCGAAACGGCACTTTGGCGACAGTTATCACTACCCGTAAAGGTTTTTTCTTCAGACAAAAGTCAAGTTGTTTTATTAACACCAACTGAACCCTATATGGGGTCCGGATTAGGTTTCACAACTGTTTACAATACATTCGCCGGCATAATCATGTGCATGTCAATAGCTGATCGTGAGATCAACTCTTGGGATGACGTGATTCAAGCCTGTCGAGATGTCGGGTACTCAGTGACTATTGAGGTCGTCAATAAGCCTGAGGATTATCAATTTCTAAAACACTCATTAGCCAAAAATATTGATGGTGAGTACCACGCTGTTTTGAATCTTGGGGTGATTCTTAGAGCGAGTGGTGTTTGCCGAGGCGACTTACCAGGCAGGGGCGATATTCGGAAACGATCTATTGATTTCCAAGGTGCGCTCATGAATGGGTTGCTGCACGGTATAGAGTGTTTTGATTTAGATAAACTCCGCTTAAGATCCATCACAGACAAAGTTGTTAGGAATATTAGTGGTGCCACCGAGATAGTTGTCTCAGATGAGACAAATAGATACACCATTGATGATTTGTTAACGCGTTATGACGTTCACCCAGCAATAAAGAGCGTCTTCATCGAGAACCTCGACAACATACACCCCGGGTCAGTAATTTATGATCCTTGTGTCGAGGCTGTGCTACATAAAGATTACGGACTTAGCTTACCTAGATAGAAAATAAGTACAAACAAAGACCAAGTAATATCAAAGACCCAAAATCCTTCAATTTTCACGCTAGTATCACAAAGGCTAGGAGTATCCTTTCGTGATTCATCCATCTTGTCATCAACACACAGTTGTAAGAACTCAAGAATTCCCTCTGTGGGGGTGCCCGACGTGTGTTTCGCACACATAGGG